GTGCTAACCCCCTATTTTTTGACAATTTCCCCATTTTATGTTATAATAAACCGAACAAACTATATAAAAACCGAACACTAAAACCGAACATATTATGTAACAATATTTTACGACATTAAACAAAATACGCTAAACCGTAATAAAATACCACTCCAACACTAACCATGCCTTAAAACGCAAATACGCAAGCCTTACACTGTTGTGGAAAACTCTGTGTAAATGTGGAAAAGATCATAAAGAAAATGTAGAAAAAGTCCTTTACAACCACGAAAATATGTAATACAATAGAGGTAACATCAAATTTAAACGAAAGGAATGGATGGAAGAAATAGAAAAGGCTTATAGTGACTATAGGCGAGCTTACTTCAGAAGACAGAATGAAGTAACCTCAAGACTTACAACATTAATTCATATATCAAAGGATGAAACGACCAAGAAGTGGCTTCAAGATGCCATAGATTTCATAGTAAAGGAGAAACTATAATGAGTAGTTTTAGGGAACGCTTTGGTAATCTTACAGTACAGCAGGCCATCGAATTGAATATAGCAGTGGAGGTTTCTGAAAATGAGAATATTTAAGAAACACGAAACTGTGAAGGATCCGTTGGAAGAGCGCTTAGATATTATATCAGATTTAACTCGTGATTTGGATCGTAAAGAATTCAATTCACTACTCGATGCAGTAAAAGCGATGTTTGAGGTGAGGCAAAAACTCAATAAGCTGGATGCAGTTAGTGAAGAAAAGAAAGAAGATTTAATAGAATTTATGGAGGAAAAATAAATGAGTGGTACTAAAGCTGGTGGTGCTAAAACACGTAATACCAATTATGAAAGACATGGTGAAGATTTCTATGCTAGGATAGGCAAAAAAGGTGGAATGAATGGAAGAACTGGTGGATTCTTCTCAAATAAGGTTGGAAAAGATGGTTTAACCGGCCGAGAACGTGCCAGAATCGCTGGCCGTAAAGGCGGATTAATATCACGTAGAGGACCGGTCAAGAGGGTGCTTTTCGGAGGTGAAGAATGAAAACTAATCTAACTCGCAACGGAATAGCTAAAGATCTCAAAACATCACCATATACGTTTACGGAGGTGGTTGATGAGGGAGTAATTACATTTCACTTTAGCTCCCGGTTGCATCTAAACAATTTTTGTGAAAAACGTGATGAAAATTATACAATGATATATAATTATATTTACAAGCGTTTTAAATTTAAGGTAGATTGTAGAATGCTGGCAGATTGTAATTTGTACCAGAAAATCGAGACTAGAGGGTTTTACATAATAATTAATAAAAAGGAGTTTCTATGCCCAAGCAATATAATATTAAATGGCGAATCGAAGACGAAAAAGAGCTTAGAAGAGTGGCAAGAAACTTTAATGATAAACTCAGAAGATTAGTTAGCGCAAATCCTCAAAATAAAAATATATTACCACAGTTCTATAATGAGAAAACTGGTGAATTTGAATCGCAAATAACTGTGGAAAACTTGAAGAACATGATCCAAACTCGTGCTGATTATAATCGTCAGTTAAATATGCTAAAGCGTTTCTTAAGAGCTGGTGCTGAAGAGATTGTGGAGGCTCCAGATAATCAGTACGGGACTAGGACCACACGATGGCAAAAGCAAGAGATGAGTAGAATGGCCGGTTTAGTTAATCGTAAGAGACAAGAGAGATTAGATAGATTAAATATAGTAGAAGTGGCTAACTCGGAGGGTAAACTTGGTTATACTCTCGGTCAGATGTTTGGAATGGGTTTAGCTTCTGCGAATAAATTGCAGCCAACTAGAAGTTTTACACCCTCACAGTCACAAACTGATTTAAAGTTTAAAATGAGGGCCTTACTAGTAGAATCCCGGACCAACTACCATAAAGAGAAGGATGAAATACTAAAAGAAAACTATATCAATGCTCTATCTCAAAACTACAACCGGAGAGATATAAGGAATGTTATATCTACTATTCGTCAGATGGATGCTGATGAGTTTGTACTGAAGTTTGAAGCAAGAGGTGATAAATTTGAGATGGCTTACCCTCCATCGCAAGGAAGTGAGGAATACAATAATTATGTATCAGAATTGGAGGGATATTGGGGAGGTAATAATATAAACCAATAAACATTGAAGGAAAGGACATGAAGAAATATGTGGCTGATTTTGAGACTACTACAGTAGTTGAAGATTGTAGAGTGTGGGCCTACGCAATTGTAGATATTGAAGACACAGATAACGTAATTATTGGTACAAATATAGAAGATTTTATTGAATGGTGTGGTGAACAAAAAGGAAGCCCGAAGATATTTTTCCACAACCTAAAATTTGATTTGAGTTTTATTATGGATGCTCTATTTAAAATGGGATTTACTCACACTACAGAGGGTAAAGATAGACAAAGTAAAACCTTTAATACCATGATTAGTGACAAAGGCTTGGTATATCAATGTGAAATTATATTCTATCGGAAAGGTAAGAATATTCGTAAGGTGATACTACAAGACTCCTTGAAATTGATACCCCTCAGAGTGAAAGAGATACCGAAAGCGTTTGGTTTAGAAGAAGCAAAAGGTGAGATTGACTATGATAGACACAATAAACTCCCTCCTAACAGTCCTCTCACTGAAGAAGAACAAGAGTACATTAAACACGATGTGGTAATTGTAGCAAAAGCTATTAAGTATATGTATTCACAAGGTTTAAACAAGATGACAATAGGATCGTGTGCTTTGGAAGAATATAAGAATATTGTGGGAAAGAAAACTTTTAAACGCTGGTATCCAACTCCAGAATATCACAACGATGTAAGACAGTCTTATCGTGGAGGATTTACTTACTTGAATCCTAAATTTGCAAGCGTACCAGTGAAACAAGGGATTACACTAGATGTTAATTCGCTCTATCCTAGTGTGATGAGAGATCATAATAATCCCCTTCCGTTTGGTACTCCCATCTTCTTTGAAGGAAAATACAAACCAAATCCGATGTACCCAATTTATACTCAGATGCTAAGCTGTCAGTTTGAGATTAAACCGGGCAAGATACCAACTATTCAAATTAAGCACAGTTTGAGTTTTATGGGAAATGAATATCTTACTTCATCTAATGGTGAAGAGGTTACAATCTGTTTGAACTCTGTTGATTTAGAGCTATTCTTTGAGCATTATAATGTGTACAACGTAGTTTATCACTCCGGTTGGATGTTTAAGGCTAGTGTAGGAATGTTTGATAAATATATAGATAAATGGATTGCAAACAAGATACAGGCTAGTAAAGACGGTAATAAAGGTTTACGCTACATCAGCAAACTGTTTCTGAATTCATTATATGGTAAATTTGGCACTGACACTAGATTGGTAAATAAAGTACCATATTTGCAGGATGGTGAAGTTAAATACTATTATTCTGAACCTAAGACTCGTAAAGGGATATACATTGCTATGGCTAGCTTCATCACAAGTTATGCACGTTTGAAAACTATTACCTCAGCTCAGAAGATTACTGATGATTATAATGCTGGCAAGTCAGATATTCAGTTTATCTACGCTGATACAGACAGCCTTCACTGCTTAAGTCCGGATTTTAAGCTACCAGAAGGGCTTGAAATAGATCCATACAAACTAGGTGCATGGAAGTATGAGTCGAAATTCTACTCACCAGATGGAAAGGGGGCAAAATTTTTACGGCAAAAATGTTATATTGAGAATCTTACAGAGGATATAGATGAGGATAACCCAGATTATCACTTAAAGATAACAGTGGCAGGAATGCCCGAAGAATGCTATTCGCAAGTAACGTTTGATAACTTCAATATTGGCGCTGAATACTATGGTAAGAAAACACCTAGTACAGTACCGGGTGGAACTGTATTAATTGAAGGAACTTTTACGATTAAAGAATGATGTGATACAATAAAGTTAGAGGTTTCAGGGTAGCTATTGCTAGAAACAGCGGATAGAACCATGGTGAAGAGCCACTTGAAGCTGGTGGGTTGGTTACCCATCTTACAGTGGTCCTGAGCCTCTACTAAGGACAAATACGATGACAAAGACAAGCAAATACTGGGATATTGATAGAACATTAACTCATAATGCTCTTTTTTATGTAATTGTTGGAAACCGCTCGGCTGGCAAATCGTACGGATGTAAGAAGAAAGGAATCAACAATTTTATCAAAAAGGGTGAACAGTTTATTTACACTAGACGTTATGAGAAGGATTTGAAAGAATCAGTACCTACCTTCTTTGATGATATTATTAGGAATGATGAGTTTCCAGAGTATGAGTTTAAAGTTGATGGTTATAAACTGTACTGCCGGTTAAAAGAAGATCCAGATAAGAAGGTACCGTGGACTAAAGATGAAATATGTGGTTATGGTGTAATCTTGAGTACTGCTGATAACAAGAAGTCTATCTCTTATCCAAATGTTACTATGATTATATATGATGAGTTTATGTTAGACTCTGAATCGTCAATGCAGCGCTACTTGAAAAATGAACCCAGAACCCTCATGAATCTCTATGAAACTGTAGCACGGCCGGGAACTGAACACCCTAGATGTGTGTTATTCATGCTTTCTAACTCTGTTTCAATTAACAACCCCTACTTTCTAATCTGGGATTTAAAGATGCCGGGAACTGATAAACCAGATAAAAACGGAAAGTATATCTGGCACCATCCCTCACGCTCTATCATTGTGGAAAACGTGAAAAAGAGTGAGATGATTGAAGCTAAGAAACAACATGAGTTTTACTCAATCACTAAGGGTACAGGCTATGATGAGTTTTCAATTAATAACTCTTTTATTAATGACGATGAAACCTTTGTGGAAGAAAGAAGCTCTACAGCTATGCCTTACTTCAACTTCATTTACAAGGGCCAGAAGTTTGGGGTATGGATTAGCATGATTGAGGGACTAATGTGGGTGTCGGAGAAATATGATCCAACCTATCCCATAATATACTCGCTTACTATGAAAGACCATAGGCCAAATACTCTATTCTTGAAGAATAAACGACAAGCTGTGCATTTCGATAACTTCATTAAAGCGTATAAAGAGGGATTAGTGAGATTTGAATCTACTCTCATCAAATCCATGTGCTATGAAGTAATTAAATTAACGCTTAGTATTTAATTATGCTATAATGAAATTATGATTACTGAAACTATTATTGTGGCATTGATTACCAGTACGTTTACCTTTGCTGGCGTTTTAGTAGCTAACTGGAGTAGTAGTAAAAAGTCAAACGTAGAACAAGCTCAGAGAGACCAGAAAATCCAAGATAAGATTGCTGAATTAACCAAGAGGGTAGAAGAACACAATGGTATGTTAGATAGGGTAGCGAATATCGAAAAGTCTATTGTGAGAATAGAAACCAAGTTGGAGGAAAAATAATGCTTAGGATATTTAATGTTAAACAAGGTGATCAATTCAGTTTTACGATCACCTTTAAGAATTTACAAGAGGATTTAACAACTTTTACAATGGGGGTTAAAGAAGATTACGATGATGAGACAATGCTAGTCACTAAGAGCTTGGGAAATGGAATTACCAAAATACAGACTGGCAAATATCGTGTTGACTTCACTCCTGCCGAGACCCAAGCTCTCCCTCCTATGTTTTATGTTTACGATCTCAGGATGACACTAGGGTCGACAGTGTTCACTCCTCTGTATGGTTATTTAAATATACAAGAAACGGTGTTTGAATAGTATGGAAAATATAGATATTGATTTAAATGAAATAGATATTCAAAATGTAGACTCAGTTTTAACTGGGCCTCAAGGACCTAAAGGTGATAAGGGCGATACTGGCCCACAAGGCCCGACTGGTCCTGAAGGTCCGGCTGGTCCGGTTGGTCCTCAAGGTGAAACTGGTGCCACTGGAGCGCAAGGCCCTCAAGGAATCCAAGGGCCGGCAGGTGAACCGGGTGAGGATGGAATTACTCCGGTAATCACAGTTGCCAACACTATAACTCTTGAACCTGATACACCAGCCTATGTAAATCAAGATGGAACAACTGGTAATATTGTATTAACATTTGGAATCCCTAGGGGAAGTAATGCAAACTGTTTATCGGTACCAACCATTGTAAATGAACTCCCAGAAGTAGCTAATCCAAATACATTTTACTTTGTACCACTTACTTACACTGATACAGTGATTACTAACTCTACTGTAGCTATGAATGTACCTACGGGAATGAATGGTAGAATTAATCAACTAGAAATCTTAGGTGAGATTGAACAGGATACACCACCAGCAACACCAGAAGCATTAAGTGGTGTAATAACATTTACAGTGAATAGTGTGGATTATACTGTTGATTTGGGAGATATATATTTGGCTAAGGTTACCACTCATCAAGATAAAATTTACAATGATGGAAATGATTTTTATCTTCACAGAGAAATAGGTTATATTGAAAACTACAGTGGGGAAGACTTAGACGGTGCTGATTATATATCCACTTCTGGAACTCTCACAAATGGTGATGAAGTATATTATGACTTGCAAGATCCAACGGATACATTGATTACAGATGAAAATTTAGTTAATTCTCTTAGAGCAATTAGAAACCTACTTTTACCAGTTGGAAACAATACGATGACAACTAGCGCAAATGTAACTGCAACCATTACTGTTGGATGGCATGAAGTAGATCCACATCATCAGTACAAGAAATATGTTTATATGATTGATACAGCCAACTTTGAAGAAATAAGTTAAAGAAAGGGATATTATGAAACCTCATAAACCAAATCTTAAGAAAATCATAAAATGGTTAATAGTTATTTGTGCATCAATTGTAGCTGGCTTTGGAATCCATGTTGGTGTAACAGAGACCCCCGAAGGCGAAGTAGTAATAGATATTAGTGCTACCATAGAACTTGCAAGTGAGCAGAAACCAGCCACAATCGAAACTAGTGAAGGTGAGATTGAAATAGATGTGCCCACTGTAGAATTAGTGGAATCAAAACAAACTATTGATGAAGGTGAACTAGACTTTGGTAGAGGTGAATATCATGATATATCTACACCAGAATCTTACAAAAACTCAGTGCTTGGTAAGTGTATTGATTTAGATGGTAAATGGGGCAGTCAATGTGTAGACGGATTTGCAGATTTTAACTATCAATATACTGGCCGATGGCTCTCAACTTGTGGAAGTGGAAGCGCTAGAGGACTGTGGGATTGTGCTGAATACAACGCAGGGAGTGAATACGAGTTAATTACAGATCCATTATCATTACAAGCTGGTGATTGGATTATTTTCGACGGTGGCCAGTACGGCCATGTTGGAATGGCAATGGGTAACTATAATAACGGATATATCACTCTGCTTGGTGAGAATCAGGGTGGGACTCCGTGCGCTGGTGGAGGAAGTGCATTTAACATTATTAATATGTCTCTAAAGACTTTCAAAGGTGCTTTTAGACCAAAGATTTACATTAAACCAGAACCGGTAGCTCCAATTATACCGATTACAGGGTGTGTACAATGGTATGTAGAACACGGTGATACCATGAGTAAGATTATGCTAGAATGTGAAAACACTGTGGTTTACGGTGAACCGATGAATGAATACGCAAGAAGTTGGTACTCAATGATAATTAAGCCCGGACAGAGTGTTTATGATGGTTGGATGAGCGAATCCGGTGTTGGTCTCTATGCTGGCGATGAAATAGAACATAAGGTAGATAAATAATGGCATTTCAACAGAACGGATATACATTAGTACCAGAAGCTGTTACTTATGACGAGTGGCGAGGTTATTTACTAACTCATGGAGTAAATGTAGACTGGAGCTATGGAAATCAGTGTTGGGATTGTTGTGCTTTACTCTGGTATCAATATGGACTTAGACTTCAAACCGGGCCACTAGGCGCTGCTTTTGAATGCTGGGAAGTATCTCGTGATGCAAATGCTCGGCCACCATTTATTCAAATTACAAGACCAGAGGATGTGAAGAGAGGTGATTGTGTTGTGTTTGATAGAGTAGGATCTTATTGGACCGGGCATATTGCATTTGCTGATGAAGATTACCATGGACAGGGTTATCTAAAGTGTGTAGGACAAAATCAAGGACAAGGAATTGGATATGGTACTCCATCAATAGTAGCTTTAAATAGTATGGCCCGATTTTTAGGGGCATTTAGAAATACAAGATGGGAACATGCTCCAGAACCAGTAATCATAGCAAAAACTCCTAAACAAAAACGCTTCCCATGGGTGCTATACTCAAGAAAGCTTAGACAACATAGATAATTATGCTATAATAATTTTAGAAAGGAATAATTATGGACAAAGATAGCTTTTTAGAAAAAATCAAAGAAGTTGGCTCAATGGAGACGCCGGAAGAGATGAGAGCAGGACTTGCAGAACTCTCTGAGAGTGTATCCACGGTGTTCGATAGCAATGCAACTCTCGCAGAACAGCATGATAAGGACACCAAAGAGATGGAAGCCATCAGACAAGCAAACATGAAACTGTTTACTCAGCTTGGTACTGATAAGTCTCCCAAAGAACAAACTGAAGAGCAGACCGGCCTGAAACAGGAGCCTGTCGAGCAAAGGAAATTCTCAGACTTATTTGATGACAAAGGTGACTTTATCAAGAAACATTAATAAGGAGAATTAAAATGGATGCAATTGAAGTCCTAAATACCATCCGTGATAATGCTTCGCAAGCCTATCAGGATCGCGTACCTGAAGCTACTCGAACCAACATTGAAGAGGTTGGTGAAGCTATCACTGATTTAAACAACGCTGTTGTTTACAATGAGTTTATTAACACTCTTGCTAACATGATTTATGCTCCTATGCTCATCAAGAAGAGCTGGCAGAATCCTCTTGGCAAGTTTAAGAAAGGTAAAAAGACCTTTGGCGATACTGTTGAAGAAGTTTACAACAACTTCATCAAAGCCCAAACCTTTGATCAGACTGGTGCTGGTTTACTAAACCGTAACCTTCCTGATACCAAGGTAGTTTTCCACAGGATGAATCGTCAAGACAGCTATGTCTTAACTGACAGCCCTGAAGCTTTGGCTAAAGCCTTCAAGAGCTACGAGGGTGTTGCTGAATACCTTGAAAACCTATTCACAATTATCCGTAACTCTGCTGAACTCGATGAGTATATCCTCATGCGTGAACTCTTTGCTGAAGCTTACAATAACAACGCTATGAAAGTAGTTGCTGTTGCTGATCCACAAGCTTCTGAAGCTAACGCTAAGAAATTCATCAAAACTGTTAAAACCGTTTCTGGTGATATGGTGTTTGCTAACAGTAATAACAACGCTTACCTCACTGCTCAGAGCGATGATAACAAGCCGATTGTTACCTTCTCTCGTAAAGATGAGCAGGTTCTAATTGTGGATAACCCAACTGATGTTACCTGTAATGTCGATGTGTTGGCTAGCTCCTTCAACAAGGATTTGGTTTCATTCAATTCTGAGACCAAAGAGGTTATTGATGCCTTCCCAGTAGAAGGTATGATTGCAGCCTTGGTAGATCGCAACTTCTTCCAAGTTTACGATGACCTATTCACCTTCCGTGAATTTGAAAACGGTCTTGGCCTGTATCGCAATCATATCCTTCATGTATGGCAAACCTTGGGTTACAGTATCCTCTGTAACGCTGTTGCCTTCGTGATTGGTTCTGATGCTGACTCTGATGGTACGGCTGAAGAATACACAGTTACTTACACTCTAAAGGATGGTGTAACTTCATCCAACAAGAGGACGAAAGTCCCTGAGGGTAGTCGCTACACAACCACTTTGAAGGGTGTAGAAGCTACTGATGTTGTAACCGTAACCATGGGTGGATCTGCTGTTGCAGGTGCTTATGTGAATGGTAAAGTTACTATCGCAAGTGTTACTGGTAACATTGTAATCACAGTTGTTGCTGGCTCTTAATTAATAAGGGAGGGCAACCTCCCTTATTCCAAGTTAATCTAATAAACTTTAATATAAGGAATTATAATCAATGGAAAATATCTTTGTCGAATTCTTACCACCTTGGATAGAAACTGGCTTACAACCAGCTTTTTATGATAAAGAGTCCGGGACCGTGCTACAACAGACAGCTAGAATGTACGCCCGTGTAAACATGCTAATCAGAATGTTTAACAAGCTGTCTAAAAACACTAAAACCGAAATCGAACGGTTTGAAACTGCTGTAAATGAGGATATGACTCAGTACAAGCATGACATTAATGAGACTGTTGCTGATTACATTGAGCAATTTAACCAGTTGCATGATTATGTACATGACTATTTTGACAACTTAGATGTTCAAGAGGAAATTAACAACAAACTCGATAATATGGCCGAACAAGGCATATTACAGGAAATAATCACTACTTACTTACAATCTAATGTTGCATGGACTTTTGATACTGTTGCAGAGATGAAACTTGCAACAAACCTTGTAAATGATTCATATGCCCAAACATTCGGATTCTATAATATAGGCGATGGTGGTGGTGCCAAATATAAAATTAGAACTATTACACCACAAGATACTACAGACGAAACTACTCTTATAGCCTTATCTGACAACTCATTGGTTGCTGAATTAGTACCACAAAATAACACTATTTACACCAAACAATTTGGAATTGTTGGTGATGGAACTACCGATGAAACTACCAAATTACAAAAATTCTTTGCTTATGATTCCAAATTTTATAAAGTGAATAGTGAAAATATATTGGTAGACGCTGACATCGCATTGTCATCTAACTCAATAATTGAATTTGCAAAAGATTGTAAAATCACTAGAAAAGCAAATTCTTTGGAATGGTACTTTATTCTAAACATCACCAACAAAGAGAATATCGAAATCTATAATGCACACATTGTTGGCGATAAAGACACACATCTTACCACGACCGGACAGCAAGGTATGGGCATCAATATATCTTGGTCTAAAAACATTTATTTAAAGAATTGTTTTGTTGAAAAAACATGGGGTGATGGTTATTATATAGGTGAGTCATTCTTTGATGAAAAAACAGTTGAATCAGAGAACAACATTTTGGAAAATTGTACTGCAAGTTATTGTAGAAGAAATGGTTTTTCATTATGTGGCGGAAAAAATCATAAACTGATCAATTGTGTGTCAGAATATAGTGCAGGCCATGCACCAGAAGCCGGACTTGACATTGAACCAGAAGGAAGAGGTGGTGTTGGTGCTGGGTTATCAGATTGTGAGATTCTAAATTTCCAATCATCTCATAACACATATGGCATTCAAATACATACAGAGTTTGGTGATTGTCAAAATATATTCATTACTGGCCATCAAAGTAATTATGAACAACATGGTGTGTGGTATTTCCAACTAGACCACAATGCTTCTGTAGATTATAACAATGCTATAATCCGCAACACATCTGATCATGCCTTTGTGATATGGAGAACTGATTTATCTGTAAATCCACAACTCATTATAAGAAATGTTATAGTAGATTCGTGTCAAAATTCAGGTAAAAGAGCATTATACATAGAAGGTACGACCGATCACACCAATGGTAATATCACAATAGATAATTTTGACGCAAAAAATAGTAGTAATACTAACGACTTTGCAACTCTCATCTATATTGTAGATACACCAAATGTAACATTCCAAAATATACTATTCAAAAATATAGATAGATATAATGCGACTAGAGATATTCGTAAAATGTATGTAAAACTTGCATCTGGTGATATTAAATTTGAAAATTCACATGTGCAATTTGACCTAAGTAGTGGCGATTTATATCTTAATACATACTATAATGAAATATATTCTCTAAATAGTGCTGCAACTACTAATCTATATATTCAAGGTACTGCACCTAATGGTCTATATAGATATCATTTTATCAATAATGATGATACTATTAACCATAAAGTAATATTTAGCGATGGCGTAAAAGCATATTATGGTTCAACCGTTATTTCTAGTGGTACATACACAACTAAAACCGCCAGTGGCCACTGTGGTCATTTAGACTTCTATAAGCAAGGCGATAGTATCTATATTATTGGTGTGAGTGGCTTTTCACTATAATAGGATCGATTAAAAACCACCTCATTAAATAGAGGTGGTTTTCTAAGAAAATTACAAAATTGAACTATATGTGATATAGTTATAATAGGAAATAATTATGGCAACAAATATATCTAAAGTTTATTTATTAAATGTACCACTAGAAGATGATATGAAGAACACTTTGTATTTCGCTAATTCAACAACACAACATAATTACTTTAACTCCAATATCAGTAGAACCTATAACAATGTTAGTTATCAAAGTGAAACTCGAACCTTCCGATGTCCAGACCAGATTGACACTGTAAGGCAACACAATTATATGATGTGGCAAAACAGTGCTTACTCTGGTAAGTGGTTTTATGCTTTCATTAAAAGGATGACTTACGTTTCAGATGGTTACACTGATGTTGAATTTGAAGTAGACCCACTACAAACATGGATGTTTGATATAACTGTGAGACCTAGTTTTGTGGAGCGTGAACACACCAATAATGATACAGTTGGAGCTAATACATATCCAGAAGGATTAGAACTTGGTGAAATGGTGTGTAACGGCCCTGTAACCAATTTTGGTGGTGTTGGTGGTACTGGAATGAGTGATTACTGTTGCGTGATAGAAGTATCTCAAATTGAAAACCGTGGAGAAAGTGCTACACTATCTTATACTTGGGATAGTGGATCACACTCTGAAACACCATCTCTTAATTCAATTTACCGTGGGACTACGCCGTTGGTTGTTGGAGTTGTAAGTGGTGCTGGCAACACTCCATCACCAGTAGTAAGAGTTTATGACTTCGCTGGTCTATCGGAGAGCATTATAAATGTTTATATGTTACCAAAGGCGTTAGTTGGAGAATGGGATGGAATCACCATCAAAGCTCAAAGAGGTGGTGACTCGTTATCATTTCACTGTGCTGTACCACGTTCTAAGAATGGTGTGTATAACCTCGGAACATCCTCATTTAACAGACCTAATAGTTTAAATGGATATGTTCCACGAAATAGAAAATTACTTGCACATCCTTTCAACTATTTTACAATCTCTAATAATGCTGGAACCAGTCAACCATTTCGATATGAAGACTTTAGTGGTGGTGTTAATTTCAGAGTAGAAGGTACCTTTGGAATTAGTGGATCCACAAAAGCTACACCTTTAAATTACCGTAATATTGATGATGGTGAAAATGCTCTGGATTATAGTATTAATGGTCCTAAATATCCGGTTTGTAGTTGGAAATCAGACTCTTATACAAACTGGCTTACTCAAAATAGTGTAAATATGGGAATGCAATGGAGTAGAGAAATACTAGGTGCTGGTGTAGATATTGTTGGAGGAATGGCAAGAGGGGCTATTGGTGGTGCCACAAGTGGTTCAATGCTTGGTGGAGTAGGCGCAATTCCCGGTGCTTTAATTGGTGCTGGCGTAGGAGCTTTTGGTGGTGGAGTAAGTTTACTTAATGTAGCAAAAGAACAATTCCAAGCTAAAACTCAAGCTAATATGGTAGGTGATCAAGTACATGGAAATACTGGTGCTGGTGATTTCTTATGGGCTAAATATCGCTCACCCTTCACTTTCACACCAATGAGTATTAAAGCTGAATACGCTAGAATAATAGACGATTTCATGGATGCTTTCGGTTATCAGGTAAACAGATTAAAAGTACCAAACACTGCACACCGGCAAAATTGGTGGTATACTAAAACTATAAATGCTAACATAACTGGCAATGTACCAAACGATGAAATGAATAAAATTAAACAAGCTTACAACAACGGTTTAACGTTTTGGAGAAATCCATCAAACTTCTTAAACTATAGTGTAAGTAATGGGATAGTATAATATGTTTGATGAATCAAGTTACCAACTACTAAGTTACAAATCAGTAGCACAAATGGCCAATAATCTTACATTTAGCTACTACTATTACAAATTAATGTTAATCGCAAGAGCCTTATTTAACTGGGAAAATCTACCAAATAATATGGATGAACGCTGGATTGAGAAATATCTATTCACTTCTGGTAAATGTATATTCTTCAAAGATCCAACTATGGGTTTCATGGTAGCAGGACTTGCACAGCAAGGAAGTATTAATTGTTACGGAGACCCAACAGATGTCTATCCGGTAGCAGAGAATTTTGTTTACAACGGGCCAAAACTAGTTAATGGCGAAAACTGTTACGTAATCAGAAACAATGATTTAATGCTTCCAAACTTTCCAATTGTAAGACACTATGCTTTTAAACTTACTAATATCGACAGAGCTATAGATACCAATATCGAAGCTCAGAAGACTCCAATTATAGTAAGATGTAGTGATAAGCAGAGACTATCACTCAAGAACGCTATTAACCAGCGTAGGGACAATGAACCGGTAATCTGGACTACTGACCAAGCTAATCTCAGTGATATGGTTTCAACACTAGATCTGAACGCTCCGGCTGTATTCAAAGACCTACAGACCCAGAAGCACATGATACTAAATGAAGTATTTACTGACTTTGGTATTAATAACGCTAACATGGATAAACGTGAGAGAATGGTAGCAAACGAAGTAGAAGCTAATAATGAGCAAGTAAAAGCCTCAGAAGATGTACTACTGAAGGTGCGTGAAGAAGCCTGCAAGAATATCAATCGTATATTCAATCTTAATATATCAGTAAAGCGTCGTGATCTCGATATGGTACCAGAATACAAAGAAATCAATGTTAATGAAATGGAGGAAGCATAATGGAAGATGAATATGTAATACCCGAAGAATTCATCAACACCTATATTGGAACTCAATTACCGGCAAGGTATACAGAAATTCTGGACACTCTTCTAAGAAATCCCACAACCAAACCAGCAATTGAAGAAGCAATGAGTAAATATCCTCTATATGAAACAGATCCTAATAAGGTTAGAAAGTATGGAACCTCATATAAAGTACCCACAAGAGAGGAACTAAATACTAAGATTTTAAACTTCTATCGTTTCAGAGAAATAGGCCAAGAAACATTTGGTAGATGGCTATATGAACTTGAGAATGCCTTGAATGAAATAATGCCATATTACAATCAGTTATTCTATTCGGCAGATCAAGATTTTAACCCAATCTATAACGTTGATTATAAAAAGACTACAATGGGTAGTCAAAATGCTAATTCAAACACCACTAGCAGTGGAACTGATAGCTCTACAAACGAAGAATATACTAAAGGTATTAATTCAAAAACACCTCAAAATCAGCTTAATATATCAAATACTGGTATAGATAGTGTTAGCTACGCTGATAATGCAGATTGGGGTAAATCTAGTGGATCCACAAGTGGAACCAATACAACTACCGGTAATTCCACTAGTAACGGAAGTACATCTTCAATAGAAACAACTAAGGGTAACTTTGGTGTTGTGTCAGCACAAGACCTTATTATTAAATATCGTGAGACTATTTTAAATATTGAGCAACTAATTATTAACGATCCACGTATTTCCGAATTATTTATGTTAATCTATTAGGAGTATTATGGAATTAGAAGATGAGAGAGTAGAGTATCAATCATATTAGAAAGGAGTTATTATGCCTTGTGGAGGTAAACGCAAGAAGAAATCTCGTAAATAAGAAAACACCCCGGCCACTTACGGGGTGATTCTTTATTAGATATATTTTTGTCTTAAGACCTGTGAAGGTACAAATTAAGGGTGTGTTCATACATTATTACTTGGATGGGAGTCTAAAACGTGCTAAATGGCTATTTTTTATTATATACAAAATAAGGGTGTGTTTCAACCCTTATTATGCGACTTATTAATCCTGTATTGTTCCAAGAACACACGATTAATAATGTTGGTGTATTGCAATATATCAGCATCAATATCAATTTTTTAAATAGAGTGTATTGCGTTAAATTTGATATTATTGCTGTGTCACCATCGTCTCTGTTGTAAATCACCACGCTATACATAGTGCGGTAAACGATTAGGACACCTACTATAGATTTTATTATTATTATTATTATTAAATGTCAATACATAAAAGCCCGGAATGGCCGGGCTCTCGAAAGGAAAGGACAAACACTTTCCAACACCTTGTGACTAGAGGTGTACTTTTATTATACCATAAGAAGAGCCACCCTCGCAGTTTAGAGTGGCTCTTGAGAGAAAAATTTATGTGTGAGTGGGCATCTTTATTATACTACTTTGACTCAGAATAGTAAACCCGAATAGCTGGATATTTACCATTATCTGTCTTATCGTTAAAGAAGCCAACCAACTTCTTCTTTTCGTTATCTTGGCCACCAAGATATGGTTTACCAGCCTTAGATTTATTTTCCCAAAGCGAAGCAACCTGAGTTTTCTCCTGACCTTTTTCAGCCTGCTCATAAACCTGAATATCTGGCTGGTTTGGATTCTTCTTTACAGTGTTGATAAATGCAACCAAATTGATTGGATTATCACCAGATGTTTTTCCGGTGTAGTACACCATGTTGCCTTTGGATTTTTCCCAAAGAGCAAACACCTCTTCCAAGTTAGATTTTTTATTTGATGCTGTTGATGAAGTTTTCATCGTGTGTCCTTTCTTTTAAACACTTAACTTATATTCGGTAGATGATTCAGGGTTTAGCCCTATCTCATCCATATGCTGGCACTTATCAGGTAATGCGACCAAGTTACCAGCTATCTGTTTATTATATCACAATTGATTAACTAACTTCATATCACCCTTTTCTACGGTCTCAGTGATTTTAGCGATTACTTCATCTACGTCTTTATCGTTACCCCATTTGCTAACCCGAAGCTTATTTAGATAAATTGTATCTTCTTCGATAAAACCACCTACAACTATTTTCTTATACAAGAAATCTATGGATCCTCGTGTTTTGTCTTTTACGTTTGGTAAGATCCTGTGATAGAGTTTATTCGGATCTGATGATTCGATAAAATCTAGTTCCTTCTTTGCATATTCAGCAAACATTGTTTTAATATCTTTAATGTCAATCTTTTCTTTACTCATTGTTTAAAATCCTTATTAATTGATCTTTACTTAATTTATAATCTATCCTTGTGCCAAGAGCGGCCACTTGGTTCGCGCTGTAGTCATCATAGCCTCTTTTCTCTTTATAAAATTTGAGATAATTCAAGAAGCAATCTCTAATCTCTTTACGTTTGTCTTCCTTCATATTTCATTTCCTCTGTGATCATATTCAATTCCACAATTAGAGCAAAGAAACCCTTCATCACATTCAAACTCAGCTAAGTTTGTAAGAGTTTCACCACACTCTTTGCATTTTATTGCTTTAATATATTCTTCCATCCATTCCTTTCGTTTAAATTTGATGTTACCTCTATTGTATTACATATTTTCGTGGTTGTAAAGGACTTTTTCTACATTTTCTTTATGATCTTTTCCAC